AGGTTCATTATTATATAACCAAGGATTATCGTATGTTGCCAATAGGGTCTCTAAGTAAGCTTGATGTATTTATAGATACAAGTATTTTCTCAAAACCCACAGAGTTATTTTAGTCATAAAAAAGCACTCTGTCAAGAGTGCTTTATATATTTTAATATTTGTATATCTTATCAGTTAGTTTCTTCTTTTAGAATTTCGTTTAACCATTCCGAACTCATATTTTCAATCACAATATTTGCGTTATATTCACTATCCACAAAACCACTTTCAAGCAAATGATTCAATACAACTTCATAAATCTCATATGCCTCTCTATTGAGTTGCTTTTTCTCTTTAGGGGTCAGTCTACCTCTTTGTGCTCCTCTTGCTTTTTGTAGTTCTTTTACTTTCGGATCATCAGACCTGTATGCATAACCGTGAAGACCGGGATTTGAAGAAGTGGTGTCACGGAAATCTCCTCTTTGCTTTCTAGCAAGTTTCTCTCTACCTTCTTTCTTTTTACTATCACCATAAGTTTCACGATCTGCTAATTTAGTTGCCTTGTCTGCAAACTCACCACCACCAGTTTGTGATGCAATCTTGTTACGGATAGATACTTCATCATATCCACGCTTCGCCATGGCAGTTGCTTCATCTAGTCCATCTTTTTTGTTATAATCCTTATTCTTTACCTTCTTGATTGCTTCTTCACGAGACATACCAGAAGCAACCATTCGAGCAATCATATTATCGGCAAAGTCATTATCATTATCCCCGTCTTGGTCCCTGGATGGTTCGTATTCCTTCTTCTCATAAACACTAGAATATGCATCCGCAATATTTTTTAGGGTTTTTACTGAAGGCCATTGATATGAAGAGGTTACATCTGACTTTTTGATGTCAAGTGCCTTTTTGAGCCTATCAGTTTCACCAGAAGAAGATGAAGAACCAGAAGTAGTAGAACTTGAAGAAGATGAAGGAGTAGGAGTGCTTGGACCTCTATCATTATCAGCATTTACTCTTGCTGAAATTACATCCTTTCCTGCTTGTGGTGTTGAACTATCAGAAACCTTTCTTGCAAGTCCTGGATTAGAACGAGCCCAAGTATCCATAGGATTTGCTGAACTTGCTGCTGGTTTTGCGGGTGCTGCAGAAGCAGCAGGTCTTACTGGTGCTATAGGTGCTGCTGCTGGTCTTTGTGCTGGTGTAGGTGCTGCTGCTGGTCTTTGTGCTGCTGCTGGTTTTGCTGGTGCTGCTGGTTTTGGTGTTGTTGTTGCAGGTTTTTTTAGTCCTCCACTAAGAGCTTTATTTACTGTTTTTTGAGCTGCCGCATCTCTTATATTATTCTGCAAATCTTTAGCAAATTGAGTAGGTGCAGCAGGTCTCGGTACTGTAGGTGTTGCAGCAGGTTTTTTTAGTCCTCCACTAAGAGCTTTATTTACTGTTTTTTGAGCTGCCGCATCTCTTATATTATTCTGCAAATCTTTAGCAAATTGAGTAGGTGCCTCACTCAATACTTCCGGTCCTTCTTCACCGGTCACCAAATCTAAGTAGATATTTCTTAGCTCGTCCAAATGCTCTTGCTTCATTTTACTAAAAAGTACTTTTTCTATTATTTATCTTATAAATTCTTTCCAATACTCATAAGGTGTTATATCTACTTCTCTTAGTTCTTCTACATTAGTTCCAAAATCAATATAATATTGCTCTTTTTGTGTTTCGGTTGCTCTAAACGACCGTGCTCGCACTTCACCGGACTTTCCTCTTGGTTTTACCATATGAGTTTTGACCTCAACTCCTGGTGTATGTTGAACTGCTTTATGTACTTTTGCGGCATCATCATACATATGGATTTTTTTATATCCGTGTTTTTGTGCTAAACCTTGAAGTGTATCTCTCTTCTTTACACCAACATCAGAACCTGGAAGATTTCCTGTGCGATGTACGTGAACGTGTCCTTCTTTCTTTCCGCCCTCTCCTGGTTTGATATTAACGCCATACTTAGAAAGATGTTTCGCAAATGCTTCCTTATCGTCCATATCAGAACGAGCAGTCACAATATGAACATCGTGTCCTCTTGCCTGCTTATTTTTCAAATGCTTAATCATCTTCTTCAAAGGTTTTGCTGACTTTTTGAAAACCTCCGAACTTCTGAATTCATCAAAGTTATAAGAATGACCCTTTGGAAGTTTGTGAGTATTGAATTCTTGATTGCTCAAACTTTGAACTCTCTCTCCCTTTTCATTATGGACATGTACCTTGACCTTTGAATGATCATGACCAAACAAGGTCTCATCCATATCATATGCGTGTGCTGTGGTCTTCTTTCTAGTTCCTCTTGCTTTTTCTTCAATATACTCTTCAAAAATGAATTCAACAAACTCTTCACTCAAACCATCAAACATATTATCTGCCGCATCATAATCTTCGGCAAAACCAAACTCAACGAGTGCTTCGCCCATTGCTTGCTTACGAATGGTCGCAAAATATACCTGCTCTCCTTTCTCTGGTCCATACTGCTTTATCATACTTGCCTTCATACCAGAAGGGTCATATTTCTTCTTTAATTGTGTTTCTTTGTTCTTGTTGGATTTGGTCATCTCTTCTTCAGATAACTCAAACTCTTCTTTCCTTAAAAATCCAGGAAGTTGTGGTCCTGCTTTCTTTACTCTTTCTTGTCTTCTTCTTTGAAGTTCTTGATCTGCTCTTTTCTTGAACTCTGTTTGTCCAGCAACATCAGGGTGGTCAGATGCCTTTCCTTCCGTGTAAAATTTAGACATACTATTTTTATGGTTTTTATTTATTTATAAAAAAAGGGGGCATTTGCCCCCTAAATCTTATAACACATTCATTCCAATATTTAATATTACATACTCATACCCATCATACAAAATACCAGAGTAATATTCTACAGTATTCAAAACAGAAAATATATTATATTCTCTTCCATCATCAAATGGTGTTATATCTATCAAATCACCATAAGTGTTTTTCCAAATACTATGATATATCGCACATCCATAATTATCATTATCAACGTCCGTAATTAGATAATATCCACTTATCTTTTCTCCACCATAAGTATTCACATAATGATTTACATTATTGTGGCAGTTTGCGTCGGCACATAGAGGTTTAGATACTACAGGAATTTTTAATAAAGTAGAAGAGAATTCGCAATACTTTTGAAGTTTTATTACACATTTATCTTCTGGTAGTGATATTCTAAACTTTCTTTTCATTTTTTCTTTTTTCCCAGGCAAGTTTCATTTTTTCTCTTGTTTCTGAAGAATGTTTTTTACCATAAAAATGATTTTTTTCTCCCTTATGGGATTCACTTAATTTTTGTCTGGTTTCTTGCGAGATTATTTTATTATAAGTAGGATGATTTTTACCTTTTTTTGATTCACTCATTTTTCTTTTGGTTTCTTCTGTGAGGATTTTGCCTTTGTTTATTTCACTTAATTTTCTTCTAGTTTCCTCACTTCTAATAATACCAGAAGAACCTTCTCCACCATTAGTTTTATTATGAAGAATACCAGTTCCTAAATCTTTTCTACCAAACACGGCAATCATATAGATTTCGTGCTTGAATGCCTCTTCTTCTGTTAGGTTTTGTTTGAGAAAAATTATTCTGGTTTTATCTTTAGGTGGTTGCATTTCACCTTTACACTTAAAGTATGCTCTATATTCCTTACCTTTACCAATATAATAGGGAGTCCTATCTTTACGCAAATAAGCGTAAGTATAATATTCGTTCATTGTGTCTTGGCGTTGACTTACTATTATTTATAGTAAAAAAGTGGGACTTACGCAACTATATCCGCCAAGACACAAGTTGCTGCCCAATATAATATACAACTTCGGTCTCAAAAATCAATTAAAGTTTAAACCCAGTAAAACTATCGTTTTTCATATCTTGTTTAATTCCACCAACCAAATAACTTGAAATTTGAGTTTGTTGTGGTGCAACTTGAACTGATTTAGAATTAATCCAATGTTCAGTCCAAGGAAGTGGATTGTTCTTTGATGCAATATCATATTCAGGTTTCAACCCAATTGCTTTCATTCTACGATTTGCAATCCACTCAACATAATTTCCAAGTAGTTTATCATTTAAACCTATCATAGAACCATCTTTGAACAAATATTCTGCCCATAGTTTTTCTTCATTTACACAAGTTATAAATGCGTGTCTTACCCATTCTTGTTCCTCCTTAGCAATCTTCTGCATCTCTGGATCATCCCCATCATTCCATTTGTTGATGATATTTTGAGTGATGACAAGATGCTGATTTTCATCTCTTGCGATAAGAGAGATAATTTTGGCAGATCCCTCCATGAGTTTAAGTTCCCCAAACGCAAAAGAACACGCAAACGAGACATAAAATCTAATCCCCTCTAAAATGTTTACATTCGCAACTGCACGATATAGTTTTCGTTTTAATTCAATTCTTGCATCAGTTCCATAAGGAACACCTTCATTTGCAAATTCCCAATCATTGGAAGTTCCATAAGAATGTGCAGAATTAATAAAGTCATCATAAGCACCAGTAACTGATGCTGCTCTTTCTAATATCTTTTCATTATTTAGAATAGTATCAAAAACTTCTGATGGATCAGAATAAACATTCTTAATAATATAAGTATAAGATCTAGAATGTATCATTTCCATAAATTGCCATACCGTCATACATGCCTCAAGTTCTGGAAGTGAACAGTAAGGTGTAAATGCCATTCCAGGTCCACGACCTTGAACAGAGTCCAACATAATTTGATACTTCAAATTAGAAGTGAAAATATGTTTTTGTTCTGGTCTTAGTGTTTGATAATCTCCACGATCTTTTTGTAACGAGATTTCTTCTGGTCTCCAAAAGAAACCAAGTTGTTGTTGAGTTAACTTATCAAAAATTGGATACTTATAAGAATCGTATCTTTGAATTCCTAGAGGTTTTCCAAAAAACATTTGTTGCTTTTTAAAATCAACGTCATTAGTGTTAAAGACGGTTATTCCTTTGAGCATTTTTGGTGTTTGCGAGTGAACTCTAAATTTTGCAGATTTCATTTTGATACATTTTATATTTTACAAGAAGAACAATCTTCTTCTTCCGAACTTAAAATTTCATTTACTAAGTCACTAATATTATTTACCTTTTCTTCTTTTACATCATCAGTCTTTCCATCATAAGTGTTTTGATAATATGCTGTTTTCCAACCATAGCGATAACAGTTCAAAAAGTCTTGTGCCATTACACTCACAGGAACTTCGTTGTCTGGATAATTTTCTGGATTATAAGACCAATTTCCCGATATTGCCTGGTCAAAAAACTTCTGCATCACGGCAACAATATTAATATATCCACGATTAGATTTCATATCCCAAAGTAAAGTATAGTTATTTTTCAGAGTTGTGTACTGGGGAACAATTTGTTTGAGTGGTCCCTTTTTAGATTGTTTTACCGACAAATATCCACGAGGAGGTTCAATACCATTTGTTGCGTTTGATGTTACGCTACTACTTTCTGAGGGCATCTGAGCAGATAATGTGGAGTGTCTCAATCCATATTGAGATATGGATGCTCGCAGTGCTTCCCAGTCGTGTTGAAGGGGAATGTTACCAATCTCATCTACATCTTTTTTATAAGTATCAATCGGAAGAATTCCATCAGAATATTTGGTGCGTCCGAAGTATTCACAATATCCTTTTTCTTGAGCAATCTTATTAGATGCCTTAAGAAGAAAATATTGAAATGATTCCGAAAGTCCGTGAACTGCATCCCATGCCTCTTGTGAATCATAAGAAAATCCAAGTTTGGCAAGATAATGTGCAAGACCAATAAATCCCACACCTAATGCTCTACGACGTTTTGTAAAGTTTTCTGCTGCCTTGACTGGATAATGTTGATAATCAATCAGTTCTTCAAGTCCTCTAACAACAAGGTCACAGAGTTCTTCAAGTTCTTCATCTGATTTGATTTTACCAACATTCAATGCACTCAAAATGCAAGTTGCGATTTCTTCTGGCCCATCGTCATCAATATGCTGAAACGGTATTGTTGGAAGTGTGATTTCCATACAATTATGAACCAAAATATCATTTGCAAAGAAATTGTGAGTTCCTTCTACAGTTATATCATAAACTGGTATTTCTTCTTCAAGATATTCAATCTTTAACATTTTTTTCTCCTGTTTTGTTCTAAAAGTTTTCTAGCAAGTTGTCTTTGAGATTCGTCCCTGTAATAAGGATTATACACCAATTCAGTTTTTTCTTCAATAAATTTATAATAGTTTTGGTGGTTTCCTTCAAATCTATTTTTGGAAAAACTTTTGGGAAATTTTACACCTAATTCATTAATAGCAAAATCAACTATTCTTTTTCTTCCAGCAATAAACCCATATTTTTTAGCAAACTTTACTCCAATTTCTATAAGTTGCTCGTCAGTATAACCAGAATGATTTGGATTACCGGAACCAGTATTTCTAATTATAACACCATTTCTCCACTCATCCTGGACCTCTTGAGAGCATCTTGGGAGCATCCAACCACCCGTTCCACCTGAAGTGGCATTATATCCTTTTTTAGTATCACTTTCAAAAAGGTTAATAAAATGAGATTCTTTTTCGTTGATAAGATTTTCATCTTCTGTTTGATAAGTTTCAATCACAGATAAGTCCCAACAATCTTCACCATATTTTCTAATAGCAGAATGAAATCTAAATTTAGAACCATTTTTTGCCGATGATAAATGACGATGCCAACGATGTTCCAAAGAATATTCAGTTTTTCCTATGTAAGGTTTTCCGTTTTTTGTATTGGTGATTTTATACACAATATATGTTTTCATAATAGGAAGTGTAATCTCATAACTATTTATAAGATATAGACATTACACTCCCTATCAATTAATTACCAACTCATCAGTTTCAGTTAGGTCTTTTGCCAGTACATATCCACGATTTTTCGTAAATACTTTGTGTTCTGGTGTGACTACAATACTTTTACCACTTTCTTCATCAGTAATTTTCATTACCTTTGCTTTTGGTGATGTTTCTGCAAATGCAGTTATTGGTGCCCATTTATTCTCACCAGTTTCAATATCATATGAAAGAACTTCAAGATTTTTAACAAATAAATTATTCACATATTCGTCCAAATCTTTAATTTTAATTTCAGTCATTTTATCATTACAATCACCGACAATAGTATTGTCCGAATAATCATCAAGATTATGTTTGATCCAAATCAAAGTGTTTCCGGAAACACAAAGATTACTCATATTTACCGTATCCTTAAAGGAACTATGAGAGTTACAATGATCTATATTCATAATATAAATACGACCGGTTTCTGCTCTTTCTTTGAGAAGATTGAGAATAAGTTCTTGTGCTTTTATTGTTTTCTTCGGAATAGATTGGTTATTTTCATACTCAATGTATAGAGAGTCAAACTTGTCTGTTCCGAAAGAATCATATAGTCCAGGTACATCGTGCGGGGAGAAAAGCGTAATCTCACCATCTTGAATAAATCTTTCATAAAATAACTTACTCAATTGAATACCATAATCTAGTTTACGAACACGATTATCTTCTGTCCCTTTGTTATTTTTAAGAACTAATATATCTTCTATTTCCTGATGCCATATTGGAAAAAATATTGTCGAACTCCCACCTCGAATTCCATTTTGAGTACAACACCTAACAGTTGATTCAAACTTTTTGAGGAAAGGGATAACACCTGTATGAGAAACTTCTCCTCCTCTAATCTTACTGTTGATGCCACGAATGCGACCTGCATTGATACCTATACCAGCCCTTTGTGATACATACCTGCCAATAGCCATATCACTGCTAAAGATGCTATCTAGGGTGTCATCAACATCAACCAGAACACAAGATGCAAATTGACGAAGTGGGGTTCTGACCCCTGCCATAATGGGGGTTGGAATGTTGATTCGGTGTCTTGAGATTGCATTATAGTATTTACGGATGTAATCTAAACGAGTCTCTTTTGGATATTTAGAGAAGATTGTTGCCGCAATCATCATATACATAAACTGCGGAGTTTCATATACCTTTGAATTGCTGCGATCTTGTACCAAATACTTATCAACTACCTGACGGAGACCGGCATAAGTAAATAGATAATCTCTACTATGTTTAATAAAAGAACCAAGACGATTGAGTTCTTCTTCTGTATATAATGATAAAATTTCAGAATCATAAACTCCAAGATTTACACAAGACTGAATATGTGTAAGAAACTCTGGATGTTCTTGCATTTTTCCGTAAAGTGATTTACGAACAGAGAATAAAAGCAATCGTGCCGCAACAAACTGATAGTTTGGATTATCCAAATCTATCAAATCTGATGCGGAACGAATTAAAATCTCTTGTATTTCGGCAGTCGTAATTCCATCATAAAACTGAATTCCTGATTGTATTTCTACTTGAGATGCAGAAACACCTGCAAGGTCTCTACATGCTTCTTCAACCATGATATGAAGTTTGTCGAGATCAAGATGTTCAATCTTGCCACCTCTTTTGATAACATTTGTATTGTTGCTCATACTCGTTTCCATCCGATAAGTTTTGCCTTTGCTTCTAATCCCATAAAAGTATTCCCCTTTATGATTTTTTCTACATCAAGTCCTTCTAATATCATATCATTAATATCCTTATATTTCAAGTCTTGTGGCCAAATCACCACGGGAAATTTCATATCAATTGTCTTTTCGACTCTTGCTATCATTTCTTTATTTCTTTTTTCATTATCATAAACAAATACGAATTCAACATCATAATTTTGAATAAAAAACATATAATCCATATCAGCACCAACCATAGCAATAGCATTATTCAAAAACATACTATCAAAAGGTCCTTCAACAATATAAACTGTTCTATTCCAATCAATTGTATCCCAACCAAATACTTTTGGTTGATGTTCATCCAAAATAATTGTAATGTATTTGACCTTTGATGATTTACTTAAACTTCTACCTTGATATCCAAAGATTTCACCATCCTTTATTAAAGGAATAATAATTCTAGGTTCATCATATTGAACTGAGTTAAAGGTCTGTTTTTGTGTATTTGTCCATTCTTTAAATTTTTCACAATAATACAGTTCACGTAGAAATTTTTCTGGTATTTGTCTTTTTTCTAAATATGCTCTTGCTGGATGTTCTGTATTTAGTTCTGCTATAGTTTGAAGATTTAGACTTTTTTTCTTGAACGAAGGTTTTTCAAACTTAATATCTGGTTCTGGAGTATTTGATCTTTTTCCAGTCAAACCACTCTTATACCTTTCCATCACATACTGATCATAAAGAACAGTATCAATATCTTTTAAAAAATTAGTAAAAGTTCGTGATACGCCACAGTTATGACACTTAAAGTTATAATCATTCTTTATTTGATATAAGTATCCACGAGCTTTGCTCTTTTGTTTTTCAGAGTCACCGCAATAGTTACAACGGAAATTATATAAACCTGATTTTTTCTTTGTAAATTTTTGAAGCCTGGATGAAACTAATGAAATGTATTTTTCATCAATAAAACTCATTTTGTAATATTTTCGGG